TGATGTTGAAAGTGTTGAGAGAAGAATAACTAATCAATAGTTTCAACCATAGAGTATTTAATTGTACTCTATACTGGAAATTATTCATTAACCTTAAAAAGGAATACAAAATGAGAAGTATGACAATATCAGAACGTTTGTTATTTGATAACAAAAACATTCTTTTTTCTAAAAAAGTAAGTTCTAATACTTACATTGAAGTTAAAAATGAAGTTAAAACAACTATTGATTACGATACTGACCAAAGTATTGAATGTGATATTTTAATTGATGAGTATGATATAATCATATTTGAAAAACTTCCACTAAAATCAGAAATGCCATTATTGTTAAATAAAACAATTGGAATTTTAAGAGTAATAAATGGAACACCGTTTATTACTGATGGTGTATTTAATGTTACAAAAAAATATTATTTAGATATTTTTGAAGTAACTACTTCAAATATTGAAGATGCATTAAAATTTACACCGACAGATTATAGTCAAGCTAAATTGTTAGGATACAATAGTTTAATTAATCATATTAAAAAGAATCCTTTAAATGTAAAGAATATTGATTCTGTTTACTGTATTATTAAAAAGGATAAACATGAAACTTGAAGCAGCTGGAGCTCCTTGGTTTAGAAAACAAAATCAAGTAAGACAACCACTTATTTCATTTAAGGAATTTGCAGACAACCTTGGTATTACACCAAGCTCTTTAAGAATTTATATGCAACATTCTGATAAACCTTTTCCAAAACCAAGATTTATACATCATGGAGGTTATACCGGTCAAAAAAATAACTGGTACAATAAAAAAAGAAGTACAAGAATGGTGGGATACTCGTGTTTCTAAATCATGTAATAACGATTTGATTGAAAATTAATTTAAAGGAAAAATATGAAAAATATAGTAGTAAAAAGAATAAATACTGATACTTATAAAAAATTTATTGACAAAGAAGCTTTAATTAATGATAAACTAGACCGTTACGATATTGATGATCTTTTGTATTATAATAAAAAATACGAACAACATACAACTAGATATGGGATATATTTAAATAAAAAAATGATAGGTTATGCTGGTGTGTTTAAAACACAGTTATCACATTTAGATACTTTTTATATCTCATTGGATTTTAGAAGAAAAGGTATTGGTAAGTATACACTCAAGCATTTAAATATATTTACAGTATTTGTGCAAGACATTAACACACCAGCAATACATTTCTATGAATCTTGCGGTTTTAAAAATATAGGCATAGAAAAAGGTATAATATCTTATTATTTGGAATTAAAGGAATTATCATGAGTTTACCAAAAACAAAAATTACACCAACAAGATTTGTTAGCATTCGTTTAACAGATGCTGAATTTAAATTACTAAAAGATGAGTCTTTAAGCTCTAAGAATACGTTAAATACAGTTGTTAGAAACTTAATTAAGAACTGTATTAAAAGCGACAATCAAAATATTGTTTTTACTGAATCATTAAAAACAAATGATTCTAATAACGTTATGGAAAATCAATTCCTCAATCAATCTGTTGATTACTTAGAGTTAACAGTTCGTTCAGAAAACGGGATTAAAGCTGTAGGAATTAAAACAGTAGCTGATTTAAAACAGTAGCTGATTTAATAAAATGGAATGAAGTAGATTTATCAAAGTTACAAAATCTTGGTAGAAAATCTATTAAAGATATTAAAGAAGCATTAAAACGTCACAATCTGTTTTTGAAATATGATGAATATGGTGTGGCATTTGAATTAAATAAAATCAAAAAACAATCTGAAGAAACTAAAACCAATTTAGATCAATTTCTTTTAGAAGATCTTGTCAAAGAAATCAACAACCGTGGGTTCTCAGTAACTCTGACAACCAAGGAAAATTAACTGGATAAATTAAGGATAAACTAATGTTTAAATTCTCTAGCTATTGGTGTACTTGGAGTCGTGTACTTCGTCGGACTAAAAATGAGTGGGTTGTACTCAATTTAACAGGTATAAATGGCACTTGGAATAGTGTCTTAAATGAAATTGTTAGAGTGCACAGCACTGCTTTAGCAGCTGGAGATAAACTGCAAGATACATTGCCTATTGAAATTAAAGAATCAATTGAAAAGAATGTTGGGAAAGAGCTAACCACTAAGTTATTGACTTATGATTACTTGTCTGAAATAGATTTTGACAAATATTACGATGTTTGTAATGGTGGAGCTGCTTTTTCTGATATTAAGAGATAAACATCATAGACTCCTGTATTCCAATTAAGGAATACAGGAGTCTATAGTTTCTATTTTTTTTTTGTTACTTTTGATAACCACAGTAAATGCATTTACCGTTGTTACCATCATAACGCTTTGCATCGGGTCCATATCCAGACAGACATTGACCATTGCACTTAGGAAACATCTTTGCTTTAGCAAAGAGCTCATCCCATTCTGCTTCAGTAGGCTCTTTGCTAAAATCTACTTCGACTTCATGAGAATGGAGTTGTTGAGGTGAATAATGTTTGATATCTACTGACAATTTATCACTCACATTCACACTCCCTACGGTTCATCACTTGGTTATAAGCATCTCTACCCACTGATGCCGTATAGCCACCAAAGTCAGGCTTAGGAGGACACATACCGTTTGCAATAGTGTTCCAAGCAAAGTCAAATGATTTCACGACGATAAATTTGGTAACCTTACCTACTGGTAAAACGGACTCAAAACCAGTACAGAAATCTTTAGCGTTATTAATAAAACCAGACATTATATTCTCCTTTTTAATGGGTTCACAATATTGACTAGATCATTAAAATTTGCCTAAGACGTTCATCAACTTGTTTAACAGCTTTGTTAAAATCCGGACTACTTGTATTCCAATATGGAGAGCTGAGGTCGTCTAGAAACAATTTTAGATCCTCAATTACATTGGTATTGATTAAGTTTTCAACTACCAATGAAACCTTAACATCGCTTTGTCTAAACTCACTAAGTACATTATCATGCCGAGACCTTACTAAGCTATCAGCTAAGGTATCTACATACGTGACATCTATACCCTCATCTTCAAGTTTATCACCTAAGACACTAACAAGTAGGGCTTTTTCCTTGAAAGGACCTGAAACAATAATTTTAATATTATTCATGATAATTATTTAAGTTTGGTTTTCAAAACTAAAGAAAGGTACTTCATCACCAGAACCGATAGGACCTCCACCAGGCTTGCGTAAAGTAGAATCAGGACCGTTAATGTCATCACGAAGTCCGCCCACATCAAAGAATGGGAGCACCATGTATTTTTGAGCATCTGGAATAATTCCCGTACCTCTGTGTTTACCGCGTTGTATAGTTAAATATGATTTACCATTGACTTTCTCGATGTGTATATAAATCTCAAGGTCAATTTCTTGGTCCAGCTGTTTTGATGAACTCGTGTAACCGAGATTTGGAATTAACTTAACAAAGTCCTGTCTTCCATCTCTAATCAACATTTTAGCTTCTGTAGACAACTGATGTGGAGTTATAACAGTGATTTTCTTCTTTTTGTCCATTCAGTACGTTACGCTGAATCGGTGTGCTATTGACACCCGCCTATGCTTTCACACAGGAACAGACTATATCTTCATCCTCTATTTCTAGTTAGGACGTTCTCTGCTTCGGGAATACTATTCCCTACAGGCTAGTAAAGCCTTAGTCGTTGAACCTTCTCCATATACAAATTGCACTTAGGAGCTTGGCTGCTGATTGCCCAATCCTCACACTTTTCAAACCCTGGCTTTGACTTTCGTCTCGCAGTGGTAGTGAGGCTCTAGAGGGGTTTCCAGCAATTCAAAGAAGTTCGTTAGAATATTACTACTCTAACGCCCTGAAACTTAACCCTTTGATCTTTCTATCTGTGTTCAAATGTTTAGTTATAGTTTTTGATTGAATACTTGTTATTCTTGCTGCGTGTTTTATGGAATCAGCAATTCTTTCTGTATTATCATTACTATTTACTATCACAATTTTAACAAAAGGTTTAGGTTTATCTCTATAATCTTCTAAAACTATTTCATTAATTCCTGTTGCTATTAGCCATTTTTTGGAATATATAAATTTCAGTCTTCTACTGAGGTCATATTGTATCTCAGTCCTTGAGCGATTTATATATTTACCAACATCAATAATTGAATCAAAAACCTCAATCTGTTTTGTCTCTAAGTCCAATACTCTATAAGGACCTGAAACTGCATTTCTCACATAACTAACATCAAAATCCTTGTACATGTCACGAAACAAAGCTAAACCATTATCCACAGATTTACTTTTAGTCCAAAGATTATAAGTCTTATAGAAATTTTCTAGATTAGAAAACTTTCTTAGCTCACCAGTCTTTTTATTAAAGGTAGTTATAGTGTAAATAGATTTACCATGGCCGTTAACATCATATTCAGTATCTTCAAAATACCAAGGAGAGTTGTCATCAAAGAATTTGATCTCATAACGTTTGTTATAGAGATAACCAGGTAGTCTTTTTGCGTATCCATCTCCAGATACATTAGACATTCCTAATTTATGAGACATTTCTGAAACAGATTTATAAATAACCACTTCACCAGTGAAAACATCTCTTGTTTTCATTTTTACAGGTGTTTTATTAAGTCCAGTATCTAGAGCGTGATTGGTGTTTTCCGATAAACTACACCATTCTAAGTTCTCTAATTTATTATTAGACCTAACACCGTCAATATGGTTAATTATTGGTTTATTGATAAAATCATTATTGGGGATCCAAGCTAAAGCTAGAAGGCGGTGAGTACGTGTATATCTATAACCATTTTTATCTGGATTATAAACATAAATAACATTATACCCATGATGCACTTCTGTTTTGGTTACTAATCTATTAGTAAAAGTATCTATAACTTCACTATCTATATTTATTGCGTATCTTGGAAAACAAGGTATGTAACGAAAATTTTCTTTAAAATAAATAGGTTCAGAAAATTTCATTACATAACCACACCTCACAGCTAATATTTTGTGATCACAAAGAGAAAAAGATATTTTATCTAGATGTTCACACAGATTAATTATGTAATCTGTTTCATACCAGGCAAGGATTGATAACCAGAAAGTAGTTACCTTTTTCTTCTTTCCAAAAAGTTCTATAGAGATAGGGTCGGTTTTATACTTTTTATAAAAATTGATTAATTCACCGTAAGAGTTAAAAATGTTTTCTTTAAGATTAATAAGGTATTCTAAACTACCAGGTATTTTTTTTTGATCATATTACATTATGTTAAGTTTATTAACTATAACATATGTAACTTGTGTAGGTTATTTTCTTTTTAAGGACTACAAAAATTTCTTATGCGTCTAAACATATCACGCATATCCGTACCCATAGGACCAATAGAACATCCTGTAGTTGGTACCATGGCAAGATAGTCTAACATCAGTAAATGGATCTCGTATCCTTCAGCTTCAAGCTCTAGGACTTTGTTACAAATATGACGATAGGTCCATTGTGTCGGATCCACCCTCATCATTTTTATATGAAAACCATTAACTTGAAGTTTTTCTTTTACATACTTGCTAAGTTCTGTTTCATTAACATTTGTTAATTCAGCTTTCTTACCTGTTTCGTTTTCATATAAGGATTGATACAACCATTGAAGATTAGAAGTAATATCATCTTCAAAAGAAATTCTAAGCAACAAAGGTTTCTTAACAGGATCTATCATGTATGGTTTATTGTACAATGCAATCTGTTTAAATAGATTTAATGTAAAACCAGTTTTGTTATTATGTTGCAAAGCAGCCAACATACAAAATTCACCTCGTCTAAAACCACCTTGCAATAAACGATTAAAACCTTGAAACCCTGTATGCATCATACCTGTACCATTTTCGACATTCTTAATTTCTTTAAAAACTGTACTGGTAGAATATTCATCACCTATATCTATATCTGAAACAACACCTGGGTCTTTATTAATTAAATCTGCTTGAAAAGGTTCTAACTGTCCACAAATCTCAGCTACAAACTGGTTGACATTCTTGATCTTTTCTCTACGGTATTTAAATTCCATAGCTGCTTTAGACAAGATCTCTTCGACTTTTTGTTCTCTGAAATGATTATGAATACTCTTTCTAATATTGATCACTGTTCTCTTCAAGGGCCCGTCGGTTAAATCAGGATCAATGCCTTGGAAAAAGAGTTCATAAAACTTCTCATCATCTCCACAATTCATTTTAAGACGATGTAGGAGCTCTTCTTTCTCATAGATGTGATCAATTGGATTATCACACATCTCTATGGTAGTTTGCTTTAAAGCAATGAGCGTGTTCTTCTCTTGGTTTAAATCAATATTGATATCAGAGAACTTGACACCTTCCAGAGCAGTTCTAACGATATCGTTAGAATTTTCTGTTTTACCTGGCAATAGACTTTCTCTGTATAATAGAATCACAGATTTACATAAAAGTAATTTTGAGTCCATTTGATTTGTTCTTTGTTAGGTTAATGGTTATTTTCACTCCCCGGCTTCTGGGGTACATAAGCTTAACCATCCATGTAATTTTTTCTAGTGGTTTTTAAATACTATGATATTCATTTTGATAGATAATTACATATATCATTATGAATAACAAATACCCTAAAAAGGAGATTATTGGGTGATTAATAAAAACTTCGTATTTATCCCCTTTTGGGTAGAAAATGTATTAACAAGAAATAATAATAGTCTGATTGATGCGCTTGATATAACCAAGTTGAAATCAATTCTCTCTATCAACGACATTGCACAACTACACTCTCTTCAGAAAATGCAGGAGATTCAACTAATTAAAGAACTCGATAGTAATTGGTGTTTGTTTAACAGTTGGCGCACAAGTACTCAAGAGAGTAATAGTAAAGCAGAACTGGATTCTGTCATTGAACCACTGTCATGTAGCAAAGACTTACAATCGGATCTGCTCAATCGACTATCTTTAGAGTATGCACCTATGTCTTACGATGTAAGTGATAGCGGCTTGCCTAGATACAAGATCGTAGATTTGAATCGGGACGTAACTGCTGTGATTTTAAATCCAGGATTTCTTGAATATGAACGAGATAAACTCAATCGTTTCAAGTTAATTTCTGATTTATTAAAATCATTGTATGTGTACAACACAATCTCTGAAGTCTCTAGTCATAGGTTATTTGGTACTTATATTCATTTACTTGAAGACAGTGTCAGGTAATAATTGACTAAGAAAAGCTAAAAAGCTTTTCGCTATTTTCTCTCTCTTTTTCTCTTTTACTATTCTTTTTAGGAATTAAAATGCAATCATCTATTTACGCCAAGAAGACTCGTCAACGTGTCGAACCCACTGGTCTGGATTATTCTCTGCAACAAATCCGTGCTTCAGTTAACAACAACAACCTGGCATCTGCCCCTGTTGCTCGTGCTGCTCTGTCCATGGAAAGCCTGCGTGACGATGAAGTCAACGCACTGTCTACCGCTGTGAGCCAGCTGGAGATGTCTCTGGAATCCATCGCTGTGGATCTGGGTATCTCTAAGAGCATGTCTCGTGCTCAAAAGGAAGCTGCTGTTGTGGCTGGTTTGATCGCTGGTGATGTGGGTTCATACCTGTCACATCCTTCTAGTCACCAGTCTATCTCTACTGAGAGCATGTCTGTTGTGACTGCTACTGGTATCAGCGATGGTTTCTCAAAGCGTTCACTGGGCATGGAAGCTTATGACGAGAAAGACAACCGCAATGCAGTTGTTTACTCGATCGCTTACAACATGCAAGCTGCTCGTCAGGATGAGTTCGGTGAAGCTTTCTTCCCAACCGTGGTGGTCTCTCCTGACAACATCGGTTTTGCCGTGTCGGTTCGTCTGTTCCAAGTGTTCAACGATTTTAGCCGCAACATCTCTGGTGCTCTGGACAACTACGAAAAGAAGAACATCATCCGCGCTGTGATTGATGCTTCTATTTTGAAGAATGAGCAAACCAAGATCATTCCAGTGTATCGTCCTGAGTCAGTTGACAAGTTCGTGCCTGCTGCTACCATTGCTTCACGCACTATTCTGCTCGAAGGCGAACCCATTGTGACTGCTCCTTTGGCAACTGGTAAGCGTCTGTCTCTGCTTGGCATCAGCCAAACCGACACGCTGCTGGCTAACGGTGTGATGGATGTCACTGACTCTATCGATCCGGCTGTTGTTCTGGCTAACATCTACATCAAGATTGGTGCAGACGTTTTGCAATTCAGCACCCAGAACCTGCCTCTGAGCTCGTTTGCTGCTGCTACTCAAGGTCTGGCTCGTCAGATGAACTTGGCTTTCAGCTCGTCTTCTCTGCTGATTACGAAGAACACCAAGAACGTCGATGGTTCTCCTCTGGTGACTCTGGCTGATGTGGTGACCAATGACTTGATCGTTCGTCTGAACGTGAACGTGACTGGTAGCTTGAACGTTGAACTGGCTGATACCATTGTTTATGGTAACGGTGTGGATGTCAACACTGTTCAAAACAACCTGGGTGAATTGGTTGCTCTGACTTCAGCTCCTGCAAGCGATGTAGTGACTGCTTTGGCTGGTGCTACTGTTATTGGTTACGACCTGACTGCATATCGTACCAACTTGAACCGTCGTCAACGCGGTCAACTGATTGATACCACTGTGTTTACACAGATGTATCCAGTGCCTCTGCGTGGTCCTATCACTGCTATTCGTCCTATGACCTCTGATGGTCAAACCGATAGCTCTGATCTGGCTGCTCTGATTACTGCTACTCATATCCGTACTTCGAACGCTGCTGTTGCTGCTCTGCTGCAAGCTGCTACGATCCTGAACGACTATGTGGATGCACGTGATACCGCTGGTGTGGGTCCTGATGTGTTGGGTGTGGGTCGTTTCTTAGTGCGTCCTACTTTCTTCCGTACCACTTTGGATGTAAACGCTGCTATCAACAGTCTGACTTCTCATGAGCGTGCTCGTGACATGCAAGCTGTGCTGGTGAACCAGATCCGTGATTTTGCTTATCGCATGTACCGTGATTCAGGCTACAAAGCTGCTGCCGATGCACAGTCCGGTGGTATGAGCAAGACTCCTACTGTCATTATCGGTACAGACCCAGTTCTGTCTCGCTATCTGATGGTTGATGGTGATCTGCGTACTCTGGGTAGTGATTTTGACATCCGTGTCGTGACCACTCTGGACAGCCGCATGTCTGGTCGTATTGCCATGGCCTTTGGTGTGTTTGATGGTTCTTCTGAGAACACTCCTAACGCACTGACCTTTGGCAACATGGCTTGGAAGCCTGAACTGACTCTGGTGCTGCCAATCAGCCGTGGTGGTCAGACTTCTAAGGAACTCACTGTTCAGCCTTCATTCCTGCACGTGGTTAACAGCCCGATCATGGCTATGATTGAAGTCACTGGTGTACCTGACACAATGACCAACAAGATCCCCTTGTACACTCACGAAACTCCTTAATCTAAGGGGCTAGTAGAATTAATCTCATAATCACAAGTTGTGAGATTAATATAAATGTTTAGTCGAGTTAATAAGCAAAGCTAACATCATACATCCAGTGGAGAAATTCCACTGGATGTATGTCCTATGCCCTATTTTATTTCAATCACATATTACAAGAGTGAGATGTGATGAATAATCATGTCTATTTATAAATTTCTTTTAACAAGTTAATAGCATGATTACATCTACCAATTACGAACCCATCAATGCATTTCAGCGCAATCCTGACGGTACAATGAAACGGGACTTGCCTCCTGTTAATCACAACGCATATCCTCCAAATAGATCTTATAACCCAGCGCCTATGATCCCTCAAAGATCTTACGATCAATTTGCTGGTAGTAAACCATTTACTGGTGAGGTCACTCCCATTGACCCAAATTACTTCGTTAGAAATAATGAGAATCTTAATGGGCAACCTATAGCTGGTGAACATCCTGCATTCTCAAGAGCTCATCAAAGACCAGCATTTGAGTTAAGAAGTTCTACACCCACACCTCGTCCTGTACCAACACGCGCTGAACTAGAACAAGAACTCAAAGAGATTCTAAGATTACACCCTAAATTTAATCTTGCTTTTTTTGAGTTTAACCATGGTGGCATTGCATTTCCTGTTCTTGTGGCTATTGGTTCTTTCTTTTATAAAGAAAAATCTTTCTTCTCAATGCTAGATATTCTCATGATTGGTGAAGGCAAACCTCTCATAGAAGATATATTTGAACATGGTAAATTTTTTAGTTCTGATCCTTTATATACCCACCCTCGTTATAAAGGAGTTAATTTAGTAAACTACCACCATGCTCCTTATCAAACAGATGAGCAAGAGAACTACATATTGAGGTGTATGCGGGAGACTGTTGATAAAGTTGGTAAGCTCCTTGGTGTAGGTTTTCTGCAACCACACATTGATAAGAATAGAAAAACAATGACAATGGTAAATGAGAAGAGTGTGAATATTACTCATGGTAAAGCAACAGTGAGTGACTTTAGCAATTTTAACAATGTACGTGAAGACAAGATTGCTGGAGGCATCACTTGCAAAATCAGTTACTTTAACCGTTGTCCTTTTGATGTCGTGGTGGTTGAGCGCAGTGGTTTGAGGCAAACGGTGAAAACCCGTACCTTTAACCACAGTCCTGCATTCATTGTCAAAAGAGCTTACACTGTTAGTAAAGAAAACTTTGAGGATCTCACAAATTATTTTAATTATGTCTCAGATGAGAGTTTGAGTTTGGTGATGAAAGTCTTTAAGACACAGTTCTTTGAGACTTTGAGGAAAGAACCTCATGCACAGAGTATGACTATCTCTGTCGATAGCGCAGTAAATGCTAGTGAGATCAAACACAGTGGTGATGTTTACTTTGTCAGTGAAGACTTGATGCTCTCTGACAAATCCTTCATGACTGCACCAGACCATCCTTTTAATTCGAGAAATTTTAATACGGAGAGTTTTAATAACTTTACAGATGAGAGTGGTGATATTGGAATTAACTTTGAACTCGTAGACAACGATGGTTTACTGAGTGATCGTTTCATGATGTTGGCTAAGAAGGTCTTTAAACTCACCCCTAAGAAAGACCGTATTCGCCCTAATGGACTCTACCTCACCATCATGGAGAGAGACCCAAAGAACCCACAGAAGAAAAAACCAATACAATCACATTTTCCTCTAGAAGACCTAGAGGAAAAGTTTGGCATTTATAAAACCACGGAAGAAGCATTAGCTGGTGGAGATATTCAGTCTTTGCGCAAAGAGACTATTTTAGAGATGGAATACAACCACAAGGTTGAGCTACAAAAATTCAAAAATATATCATTAGATAAAGAGAAAGAAAATAGCGAGTTAAAACACCAACTTCAACAAGTTCAATTAAAAGCTGACAATGACAACCAATTGCGCAAAGAGCGTATGGCTGCCATTGAACAAGAAAACAAGGAGAAAGACGCACTGCGCGATCAAGCTGAGAAAGATCGCAAAGAGATGTATGCTGAACGAGAAAGAATCCGTATTGAAGAAATTGCTAAACTGCAACTAATGAATAAACATTTGGAAGCAGACTTAGACCGTCAGCGTAGTATGACCAAAGATTATTATGAGGGTAGAAGTTATGCGATGAAAAACACGAACGAAATAGTGAAGTGGATTCCGGCTATGGTAGGTGCGCTTTTGAGTGTCATTGGTATTGTCATGATCAAAGCCAAAGCAGCCTAAAAGTGAAAAAATACTACTATCAATCATCGTATAGGCTATCTTAAATCAATAGCCTATACGACATATATCCAATAAGGAATTAAATGGATCCATTACTACATCAACTAATGCAGCGCGAGATACCTCACGTCAACCCTGATATTGTCGGAGGGCTTGCAGTAAAACATATTCCAATGGTTGAGAAATACATTGACAGCGTGATGCATAGCGCTGCCAAAGGTTTTCCTGAGGGTTTGGAGTATCTAGGGTGTGAGCGTTGTACTCCACTTGAAGAGTTTAATTACGTCTCTAAGAAAAAGAATGGCAGGCGCAGTGTTGATGTTGCACGTTCAGATATCTATCTGATGAAGTACAATTTCAAATTCAAAGGCGTGGATCTACCTTCAAGGTATCTGTACTTACCTTATGTCTCCGATGGTGGTACTATGACCATCAGTGGGAGTCGTTACGCAGTCTCTCCTGTGCTATCAGACAAGATTATCTCACCAGGCTTGAGTAACATCTTTGTCAGGTTACTCAGAGATAAACTCACCTTTGAGAGGCAACCTTACGCGATTATTATCGACAACATTAATGAGACATCTCAAGTGATCTGGTCGATGATTTATCACAAACCACAATCACTCAAAACACTCAAAGCCACAGTGAAGATGAATTGTGCTTTGATGCATTACTTGTTATGCAAGTATGGTTTTACTGAGACGTTTAAGCGATATGGTGGAGCTGCACCAGTAGTAGGTGAGCGTGAGATCAATGATACAAACTATCCAAGTACAGATTGGGTAATCTGTC